TAACTGTACTTGATCACCACGCAACTGAGCATATAGAGCACCATTAACACCCAATACAATTCTGTCATCTCTTACAGTTATATCACTGTCCGCACTTGCACCACTGGCTAATAGACTTACTCTATCACCTCTTAATGCAAGACGTTTGTTTGATGTTGTTTCAGCATCAATGTCAAATTGATTGCTACCATTGTATGTGATGTCTATCTGTGCTGTATCTGAACTCTTGGTATTCTTCAGCACCAACTTCTGATCATCATTTGGAAATATGGTTAGATCATTTCCACTCTCTGATTGTAGTGTTGTACCACTCAATGTTGTTGCTGTTACTGTTGTGATGTTACCTGCTGTACCTGCTAGTGTGCCACCTGTTACAGTACCTGTGGTTGTGATGTTGTTTGCTTGTGCATCAACTGCACTCTTGATTCTTATACCTGAACTACCACCTGTTAATTCTAATCTTTCACCAGCCGCTCCTGTACCAAACTCACATGAACCAATAGTGATATCTGTGGGTGTGTCACCACTGTATGTAACAAGGTTCACAGCGTCTAAATATGTCTGTGTATTATCTGCTAATATTACTGCATCTGATCCATTTGTACTCACATACAACTTCTTGTTTGTAGTGTCCATTGCTATTTCATTTGTTGAGAGACTACCAGCTGGACTACCGGTACCTCTTTTTGGTTTAATTACACTTGTCATTAATATGTACCTCCATCTATGCTATCAGCTATTGCACTGATATCAACACTATTACCATTACTTATTGAGAGGTTAGGACTGCTAAAACTCAACGTCTGTGAGTCTGTTTCACTTGTCAAATAACCTGCGTCATTGGTAAACATTGATACGTTACCACTCTTGTTGGTTAGTGTTTCTGTGCTTGACGCTGTTGTGTAACCACTGTCATTTGTGAACTGTGATACATTACCTGATTTGTTTGTTAGTGTATCACTGCTTGATGCTGTTATGTAACCTGCATCATTTGAAAATGTACTTACTGTGGTTGGTTGCGTATAACTGATTACACCAGTACCACTGTTGTAACTTATACTTCCTGTTGCACTGATGCTGGCTCTTGCTCTTGCATCTGTAAAATATAAATTGGTTGAACCTTCTGTGATTTCATCTGTGTTATCTTTGGTTGATATTTGTGAAGCCACATATGCTTTAATGCTTTGTTGACTTGCTGTATTGGTTGCACTATCACTGGCAAAGTTATCTTCATCAAGTAGGTTGTTTGCTATTCTGCCATCTGCTCTGGCATTGGTATAATAAAGGTTTGAACTACCTTCACTTACTGTATCTGTATCACCCTGTGTGTATGTTAGTACACCAGTTGAACTGTTGTATGCCAGTTGTGTTGAGCTTTCACTTATGGCCGCTCTTGCTCTAGCATCTGTGTAGTATAGGTTGCTACCTTCTGTTAGATCTGCTGTTGTTTTGGTTCCAAGTCTTGTATCAAATCTTGCATCTGTATAATATAAATTTGTGCCTTCTGATAAATTAGTTGTTGATTTAGAACTTAGATCCAAGTTGGCACCAGTTTGTAAATTTACTCTGGCATCAGCTCTAGCATCTGTGTAGTAAAGGTTTGACCCTTCACCAATGTTTGCGGTTGTTAGTGTTACGTGACCAGTGGCACCATTTACACTTGTTACTGCACTTGTTACATTAACGGCCGCTGGTGTTATGTTTATCTTTACCAAATCATTGGCTTCTGTTACTGTTACAGCCAAATTGGCATCATCTGTTGGTAGTGTTGTGTATACTGTCATTACGGTGTTACTCCTTGGCTTACAAATGCGTTGCCTTGAAGTAATCTTGTTTTCTTACCTGAGGCATCTGTCATTACCACATCATAAACCCAAGTACCTGGATCTAATGCGGCTGTTTGTGTATCTGTTAAACTCAAGGTGAATGTGCCTGCGGCGGCATCTGTAACTGCTGTTGTAAAGTCTTGTACTGCGGTAGTGTTATGGTTTTCACTTATTCTACCACTGAAACTATGACTGGCAAGGTTAAGTATAACCCCACCTGATTTGACTTGAAAACTACGTTCAAAGTCACTGTTCTGATTGATTGTTATGTTGTATGTTGCACTCATTATCTTATCAAGCTCCCCAAAATAAATTGTATTCCTTCATAGCCCCAAGTTAGTACTAGGTAAAGTAGGATCAAATTACAGAGGGTTGATATGCTTTTAATTAATTTAGTTAATTCATTTTGCATTTTATGATTCCTTGTTAGTTGTATTTATATGTTATTTATCACTGAAAAAACTGTCAGAAAATAGCCCTGATCAACAAGGAGGAGATCAGGGCTAACACTTCAGATTCAAAACCCCCATTGAATTCTGTTGCACTGGTATTTATAGCTTTTTTGGAATATTTGTTGGCAAAAAGGTGCCTACAGTGGCCAATGATTGTAATATGCTATTGTAGTACTCTGGAGAAATACAAACCACTGTAGGCGTTTGCTACACCACTCAGTGTAGCGTCACAGCTCTGTGACTGTTCTTAGATTATAGTTATATTGTTGGAATATGTCAACCTTTTTATGCTTCCTCTAATAATTTTTCATATCTATTCATTTGACTTTCTAATTTTAGATATATTTCTTTATCTGAGGCACTAAAGTCTTCTACATCACATTCACCATATTGATTACAATATTTGTTAACCAATATATCACTCCAATAGCTAAACTCACTAACAGCCTCAGTATAAGCAATTTTTAATTGATCAATGTTCATCTTATGCCTCCTTTGTCCAAAAGACATCAGTTTCAATACAATAATTTAAATCTCTTTTTGTGCTGTCAGTGGTGTAAATATTACCTATAATATAACCACATTCAATCATATGCTTACAGAAAACACTTTCTAAAATTTGCTTTCTATTAGGCATAATCTGCCCATCCTTAAACCATTGTCTATCTGTTGATCCATAACTGCCATCTGAATTATGAATATCAATATGTAAACATCTCATCTTATGCCTCCTCTGCAAAATATAATAGATAATCAAGCATATCTTGGTTATATTCATAAACAATATCAGCCTGATAACTTTTATTTGTGTTGATTTTGTTAATGGCTTCTTTAAGTGTTTTACTGTTTGTGCCAAGTGTTATAAACTCTTTGTCAAAATCTGACAATTGAGGTCCTGGGTTTGATAGCTTAACATTGATAATTCCATCATTGTCTACGCTAAAACTTCCTGGTAATTTGGCTTTAGTGATTATAGTTTTCATTTTTATTTCTCCTTTTTCTTTAGATTAACAATATCTGCAACACTTGGACATTCTCCTACAATATTATCAATCAATTGCTCCGTAGATAGTGATTCAATATATGCTTGATATATTTTCCAATCTTCCTGGCTTACATTTTGAGTTTTTTTTGCATTGTTCATTTCATTGCTCCTTTTGTTACATTAGTATTTTACTAACTATACTTACAGTATAAGACATCTTGCTTATAATGTCAACCTTTTTATACCAACAAAAAACCCTTATTTTATGCGGTTTTTAGTCAAATAATTGATTAAAATTGTTGTCTGGCTGTGTTTTTTGTTGCCAAGCCTCTATTCTTTTGTTAGCTATTGCTACATAATCAGGGTCTAATTCACACCCTGTAAAGCACATATCTGCCTCTACAGCCGCCATTCCTGTACTTCCGCTACCACAGAAAGGATCTAATACACTACCACCTTCTGGTGTTACCAATTGTACAAGGTATTTCATCAATGCCACCGGTTTTACTGTAGGGTGATTGTTGCCTACATTTTTTTGTCCAGTCATTTCAGTTGATTCTCCGTTTTGCTTGTCATATATTTGATACATATCAATATGACCTTTTTCATCAACTTGTGGGCATATACGCTTTGGTAAATTATCAAACCCTATGTGTCTTTCTGCCCTTTGTACTTTTGGATGAAAGAAATACTTTTGATAGTCTGTGATTTCACCTAACACATTAGAGGGATATCTACCCTTGTCATCTGGTGTATAAGATTTAAAACTGTCTTCATTTGAAGTCTCACCTTCACCAAATGTTAGTCTACTATGACCATTTGCTCCACCACTTCTTGTATCTGTGGTTGGTAATCTTGTAGCATCTATGTTTACAGCACCTACACCATAACTGTCCATATTAACATATGTACTACCTTTGAAAGGCTTTCTTGCCATTACTATGGGTTCATGTGCTGGTTTTAGGGCTGTTTTCCAACCTGGATGATTCTTTACTGTTTGTGCTTTGGGGAATCCACTAGCATATATCCACATCAATTGATCTCTTATCTCAAAACCCGTTGCTTCTATGTTGGTTGCTAAATGATGATATGTTCTTGCCGCACTGAAAGCCAATAGATGTCCACCTGGCTTTAGTACTCTAAAACACTCTTTCCAAGTATCTATTGCACCTGTGTTTGAGTCCCAATCCTTGCCAAGGAACTCTATACCATATGGTGGATCTGTTACTATGCTGTCAAAGTGATTGTCTGTGTACTGTTTTAGTATGTCTATGTTGTTTCCTTGTTTAATTGTGTAGTTCATTTGTTGCTCATCTTTCTACCTGATGCTTCTATTTGTTCTTGTAGATATACTGCGGTTGATAATAATCTTTCACGTCTTTTGTTCATATTAGGATGTAGTATACGCCAAGCAAACTGTGCATCTTCCTTTGTGAGACGCTTGTATTCACTGTTATTGTACCTTTTTATAATGTTCTTGCTGTGGCCAAATACTTCTGGTGGGTTGTTGTAGTTGTGTATTACTCTACCCAAATGTTTTACTAACCAATGATGTGCATTCACACGTTGGTAATTCTTACTCCACCATTTCTCAAAATGGCTTTTTCTTTCTTTTGCTTTTGTTTCCATTGATATACGCTCCTTTGTCAAATTTTTGTTGTGCTACTTGTTTGGCACATTCTACACTATTAAGTGTTTTCCAAGTCTTGAGGTCACAGTTCCACAGTTTATAACCCACATAATCACCCTGTAGTTTGAGTATCATTTCATCATACATCCATTGGATCATACGTCTATATTCACGTCTTTCAACATATCTGTAGTTGTCTTTGAATGTGTATATTTCTACTGTAATCATAACTGTCCATTTGCTCCTTGTATAGTATTTATAACCTGCCTTTCTGGCAGGAAACTTTCAGATATCACAGATATCTTCAGTTTAGTTTTTCAAACTCAACAAGTTGATAATATGTGGTGTTGTGTGTTTGTTAGTTGACTTGATAGTTCAGCCACAGGTAGGCTAGTTACAGCCATGACCCTTTTTTTGCAAACGCAAGGTTGTATGCTATCTGGCTCTCTGGCTTACCACGGGTACAGGATTTAATAACACACTCTCAGCCTACGTTGTGTGTTCATATAGCCAACCTAGTGTTAGTACTGTAACACCACAGGTATCATAGGATTATATTTTATTAGGATTTGCAACCTTTTCCTGTTGTTCTGGGATACTATGTTTTGCCTTGGGGATTGCCTGTGTTTGCCTGAAGTGTGCCTATATTATATTATTATTTGTTGGTAATGTCAACCTATTACCATTGTTCTTTTACTTGACTTTTTTCTCTTACTGCTTCAATGTTATCTTGTAGTTTGTTTAGAGCCTTCCATTCTGCTAATTTCATTTGTTCATGCAAATACATAACACCTCTGTACATTGCTCTACATTCTGCTTCACTTACATCAAATTTACTAGTTAAATTATCAACAAAATTGTTTTCAGTTTTAACTTGGTTATTCATTAGTATTTTTTTAAACATATCTTGTTTAATAGGTCTTGTTTTTCTGTTTAACAGTGATCTTAACTTATCATGTCCTGTATCTTGTTCTTCTACTTGTATATTTTTTACATTTTCTACTTTCATCTTTTTACCTTTCTAATTCCATTGGAATAAACTATCAGGATCTTCCTGATTATCTTCATGTGCTTCTTCATGTGGGATATATTCTAAACATTCACATCCACTTACCAACACAGCCCATAACAGTTGTTGTAGTTCACTGATATGCTTTTGTTTGTACTTTCCGTCTACATTGTGAATGAAATCACGTTTCTGAACATTGGCTGGCATATATATGTCTAACCAATCCAATAGTTTTTCAACTCTGTGTTTAAATTGACTTTCTTTTTTATCTGGAATAAATCTATGGTCCATTTCTGTGAGAATAGTTTCCATAAACCAATTCCAATTTGCATCATACACATTGTTACGCAATTTGTCCATAAGACATCTACTACGCATTTTGCCTTTAGTAAGGCCAGTCCATCCACTGATCATATGTTTTCTATCATATGAGTGATGTGTTTTTATTTCTCTAATTTGTTCTGGTAATTTTAACATAATCATTACTCCTATATTATAACATCTTTGTTATACTTTTATTTATCATATTGTAACAAAAAACCGGTGTTTTGTCAACTAGATAAAGTCAAGTTGTATCAAAGTATCTGGGCAAATCTGCTACTATGAGCAATGGTGTATAGGATACACTATTGTTGACCGGAGAGGTCACCTTTTAAGGAGCCATTCATGGTCTGAATGATAACCCTTGATACAACTCTAAAGATGTCTGCTATGCCGTATATGCGTATGGAAATAGAATATGGAACAGCCATCTCTAATACTATTTATACAATACTTTTGTTAGTTTGTCAACTCTGTTTTTCTACGGTACATTTTAACATGGTAATAAACACCTGGAACGGTTATATTGTATGCTGTTGCCAACTCACTTGCGGTAAAATTATAGTTGGTAAACTTATCCCATATATCTCTTTGCATTTCAGTTGGTGGTAATGTTTTTACAACTCTTCTTTTGTATTTCCAACTATTACGGTTATCAATTTTCTTGTCATAGTTGTTTCTTTTCATTACCTTTTCAACATATAATGGATTTACCGGTGGTCTTGGTTTTTGTCCATGTACTTCTAACCAATGGTTGATATTCAATGCATTTGTGGCAACTGCAATACCACCTTGATAAAAATGATACACCACATATGTGCCTGGTGGATGTTCTAGTATTTTCTTAACCCATGCAAAATGACATAGTCTTTGCATATCATCATGATCAATGTTAGCACGGAATACATTTCTCAAATCACTTTTGAATGGATGTTCCATTAGTAGGTTCCGCCGTCAACGTCAGTGATTGTTACAGCCACGTTCTCCCACTTGTTGGTGCTGGTGTTGTACTGTAGTATTTGACCGTTTGCTAAATTTGTTATTTGAACATCACTCAATCTGCTTATTGATAAACTTCCACCAACATCTTGTGCTTGTGCATTGGTTTGTATTTCTGTACCTTTACCTACTGTAATTATACTCATTATAGTTCCTTACTTGAATCATATGTTGTAGCTGTGATGTCAACTGTATTATCTTCACCCAACTTCATTTCTTCTACACGGAAAAACTTTTGTGTTTGTCCTGAACCTGTGCCCCAACCAAACTCATCATGTCTTATTTCAATGATGTCACCACTTTTTAATAGTAATGCTATGTGAGGTGCTTTGAATGTAACCACGCTACGGTCTCTGCTTATGTCTACTTGTTGTGTTATTAGGTCTTGTACTATTGCTTTTTCTGTTACAACAGTATACTCCTCTGTTTGTTCTAATACACTACTGTTATCTGCTGTTAGGTATGTTGCGTTGCTATGAATAACTATATCATCATTCCATTTGGCATCTGGATTAGCAAATACACCTGTCATTTTGTTTAGTTTACCTGCTTTGCTTGGTAGTGTTAAATTTATGTTGCCAATAATTGTATCTTTGGTAAAAATTGCACTTGTAGGAATACCTGACTGTTCATTTTGTTTACGTATCTTTAATTCATACTTGCCATCTTTAAACAACAGTATACCATTACAAGCTTCTAATATTTCACCTACATTATCAAACAGTTGTTTCTCTGTCATTAAGAATCCATTTATTTTATAACCACTGCCACTTCTTGCCGCGGCGCAATCTAATCTTGCTTGTTTGAAACTGGCAATGTTTATAGTTTCACCACACTTATAGGTGCCACTGCTGGTGTGATCTAAACCTTTGCCATATATGTTTGAAATTAAATAATCATACAGTACATCTACAGGATTTTGATCTGCACTAGTTGTGTAATTGGTTGAAAATAAAGTTGAACTTGTGTCACCTTCTGTTAGTGTACTTACATTTAATATTCTTTTACCTTCTAATACCATTGTTATTGTTGGTAGTTGTCCACCAAATGCTTCACCATTTGCTTGTAATTGAATAGCAAAATAACTTACGCCTTTTAGTTTATGATCATTTGTCCATTTACTGCTACCAACTGAATTTTGTAATGCTGTATCTGCTGTTTGTGTTGTAGTACCTTTATACCAATTACAAATTATATAACTTGCATATTTGCTGATAAAGTCAGTCATAGTATAACCACCACTGCTGTTTGCTGATAGTTGTCCGGGTGTAGTACTATCATTTACATCCCATACAATAGTATCATTGAAATACATTTGTTTTACTGTGCCTATTTCACCTTCACACATAGCAATAACCATGTTTAATTTTGTTGTTTTAGTTGTATCACCTGATCCATCTGAACTTTCAATGAATACTCTGGTTCCACCCATACGTTGTTTGCCATACAATACATATATTGGATCATTGTTTGATTGTTTGTTTACCAATACATTTGATCTTGCAATACGTGCTTGACGCTCAGCACGTTTCTGTGCTTTACGTTGTTGGTTATAACTAAAATATGTAAAGGCTAATTTTATAAAGAATTTTGTTACTGGATCTTTACCCATTTGCATACCTCCATATAGTGTAAGGTGCGTCAGTTTCTAAATCATGTCTTGTTATACCATTTGAATTATCTGATATTCCCCAAGCAAAATTCATAAACACTATGTAACCACTGCTGAATCTTCTATCATGTTGTACTTGCACTATATCACCGTCCTGTAAATTTTCAACCTGTTTGTATCCATGTTTTGGAAACCATTTGTCCAATGGTATCTTTTTAGCCCAAGTTATTGCACTCTTTAAGTCATTGTATTTACCGTATATTTCTTTGAGTGTTTTTGTGCCGTATGCTATATCATGCCATTCCATAAACAAAGTACAACAATCATTTTTACCTCTTACCCAAGGTTGATGTTTCTTTTCTGCTAACCACATACCAAGTCTATATTGTAGTTGCTTTTCCATTATGCCTCACGCCATATTACTTCTTTTTGCACTTCTTTTGCATAACTAAAGCCTTCATCACCTGGGTGTATTTCTTTTTGACTGTTGCTGTTTGTGTATCTTGTGCTTATTCTATCAAAGTTTGTCCAATGACTACTTGTTTCTATATCACCTGTGGTACTATCACCTTTGTCTGATAGTGTTGCACTTATGTTGTTGATATAACCTTTGTACAATACCACTTGTTGTGATACTGTAAAGTCTTCCATGAATGCACGGAATATTGTAACTGGTTTATCAATATAATCTAAACCTTGTAGTGTTTTTAATACTGTATCACCTGTTGGTAAATTTACAATACCAGCCAATGTTATTGTTATTTTTTCAATACTAAAGTTTGCGTTATCAACATAATCAGTTATCTGTAATAACCCACCTGCGGCTTTGTATGTGTTGCCGTCTGATAGTGTTAGATTATAAGGTGCTTGTGTTATATAATAGGTGTGTGTGCTGTCTATTGCTATTTTAACACAGTCATAATATTGTATAGTTTCTTTTGCTACTATTTGTTCTAATGTTGCCATAGTTTATTTCCATCTATCTAAATCAAACATTACAGTTACATAATAGTAATTGTTTTGATCCACACTATAGTTGAAGTTATCATCTGCTAATGATACAACTGCGTGTGATGGATGTTTGTATATTTTTTGTCCTGCACTCATTGGTTGGCGTACTGGCCAAGGCATACGTATTTTTGCTTCACCATAAACATTTGAAGTTACTGTGTTCAATGCTGTGTGTAGATTACCATTTTCATTTTCACCATCAATAAACACTTCACCACGTGTGAATGCGTTTGCTTGACTACTGGTAAAACCTTCTGCTAATAATGTAGTATCACCAAGACTCATTGCATTTTTGAGACGTATGTGTTTTGTTGTTCCTGCGGTGTATGTGTCTCTCCATAATATCTCATCATTATCTTTGTTTTTTAGACTAAAGAAGAATGGTGTGCTTTGTCCGTGTGCCGCTTGTGCTATTGCATGAAACTTTTGAAAGTCTGCCATTTTCATTGGTGGATATGTTACTTCTAATTGCCATTTTGTATGACCCATACTACGTGTGTATTTTATACCACTGCTTGATGTGTTTACAATAGTAGGACTGTTGTAAACAATGTTTGCACTCTGTGGTGACACGTGGTTTGGCCATTCTTTGTTTGCATTGTAACCATCACTTGCCCATTCATCATCTGTATCAAATACGTCTGCTTGTTCACTTGGTGTCAATGCTGGTGGTGTGTATGTATCAGCACCTGTTTTTATTAACCATTTAACTGTGTTGTTATTACTACCTACTGTACTAAAGTCCCAAGGTGAAACTCTTTTTCCTTGTGCGTCAAGAGTTGCGCCTGTTACATAACCATTACTGTCTTGTGTTACTGTCCAAGTACAATCTGTTGTTATATTTGTATGAGTACTTTGATCTAATTGATATACTTTTGTTAAATCAACTTCTGCTCCATTTACATATGTGCTGGCACCTGTACGTTTTTTGTATGTAAGATTACCGCCACTTAAAAATGTAAAGTTTGGATGATTGGTTACTTCACCTGCCGCTGTAGTTGTTAAACTTCCACCTGTGCTGGCAGTTAAATTACCTGCTACAGTTACACCTGCAACATTTGTTGTATTGTTTGGTGAGAACCATTGTATTCTATCTGTTTCTGCAAATTTAAATGTATCACCTGTTTGTAGGTATGTATAATCTGCACCAGTTACATCAAAATAGTTTTGACCTCTTGATGAATATGTTACATTTGCCGCTGTTAATAGATATGGGTTGTTTAACCAATTTAATGTTGATCCAGCGGCATGATCTCCATGTGTGGCTATTCTTTTGCGTGTAGTTTCTTCTTCAATAATGCTTATAGCTGTTGGAAATCCAGTTGCATTATTGCTTGTATATATGAATGTACCATTAACCAATTTGTTATAGTTTGGATCTGTTTTTGGAATATAACCATCACTGTCTGTGGTAAATGTCCAATAAGAATTAGAAGTATAACGGTCTACAGTATTAATATTCTCTTGATTTGTTTTTAATGTAAAGTTACCACCTGACCAAGTACCATTGCTACCGTTGCCTGTAGAATCAAAAGTTGGATTTGTAGCCCAACTGGTATTAATATCATCAATTGCACTATTAGGATTAAATGCTATATTTGGAAATGCAAAACATCTAATGTATTGCCATACTCTGTCTGGATTTGTTGAACCTACTGCTGTAAAAATTGAAGGGCCTGGTGAAACAAAAACTTTTGTACTATTTGTGCCACTGTTTTCTGTTATATCAAGCCACATACCTTTTGTATCTCCAAGGGTAACATAACTTTTTAATGTTGTCCATACAGGATGATTATTTAAAGTATCTTGAGGATTTCTCTGATAGATGTCTATTACTTTATAACTTATACCGTTAACTGCTACACTACTAACTTCAACTGCATTATTTTGTTGTGTAACTCCTGTGTTAATTTGATTAGATGAAGGTGCGTTTGTAGCACCTACTCTATATTTACTAGCATCAAAACTTCCACCTGGATGAGCATAAACTTTTCTGCCGTTGTATGTTGTATTCATATCATTAAAGATAGTCCACTGATCACCACTAACAACACCATTTATGTTGTGCCAATAACCAGTTGTCCAGTTTGTATCAATAATGGCTGGTTGAGAACCACTGTTGGTTGATACAACCAATGTGTTTACTGTGTTTACCTGTGTTGTTCCATCTGTGGCATATATAGGTTCTACATATCTACCTTCACCTGGATAACTGCTAGTTTGCTGACTTCCTAGTCCAAAAAAGTATTCTGTTTTAATATAACTGTTTTCAATGCTTATATTACTTGCACCATCTGTGGTAGGTATAGTTTTTCTTTCATTGAATGTAACTGCGTTTAAGTCATTGCTGTATGCGCCATTACGGTCACGTCTTTTAAAACCTGTTGCACTTGTACTACTTGCAATATAAGAACGGCTACTGTTTGTAGCATCAATATACCAATTGTTACCGTTTGTAAATGCACTTGTGGTAACTATAAATTCTGGTTCACCAACTGTAGTATAATCTGTGTATATTTCATTTAAATCTAATAGGTTTGTTCTGTTGCTGTCTGTGTATAAATGATATGCTGAATTGTTATCATCAGTTTGATGGTTAAAGTTTTTAGCATATAGTGTTCCCAAACCATTTAATTGTTTTTGTAATCCAGTTCCATCAATTGGATTGTATGTTCCACCTGGATCAGTAAATGTAAATGTTGTAGTTGGTGCTACTCTACGTGCTGATTTACTGTTGAACTCAAAATTAAAAGTTGCAAGATCAAATGCACTGGTTGGATCTGGAAAATGATCAACAGCTTCATTTGTTACACTTTGTACATAACGTAAAGGTATTGTTAAACTGCTATCTCTGAATAGATAAACTTCATTGCCTTGGATACCTTCTTCTGGATCTGTGTAAAGTATTTCTGTACCTGAATCATATGTAGGACCTTGTGCATTCCATTCAGCCAATGTACCATCAGCTGATCCAATAATAACAGGGTCACCTTCTCTAAACTTGTCTCTTGAAGTATAAGAATAAAATGTTACACCTACTTTAGCACCTGTTAGGTTTTCACTGCTTGTAAAAGTTTCTTGAATAGGGTAAATGCTAGTTTGTAGAATAGGCTGTTCCCATAAATCATATATTGTTAGGTTATCTAATGAACTTTCAGTTTCAACTGCTTTGTTAAACAATGAACTGTGTATTTCCCAATTTGTTATTAGGTTAGATTCACCTGTGTTAGGATTATGTCCTTGCCAAGCCTTATAACTTCCATTAACCAATGCTGTTATTCTTGTTGTCCAACCTGGTTGATAATTTGGATCAATGTAATTGTTTCCACTATTATTGGGCCAAGTAAAAATTGATAAACTCATTAATATATCCCCTGTCTTCCACGTCTATTATAGGCGTTTTGTATAATACCTTCAATTTGGTTCTTGTTCTTTAATAAGAACTCTGTACCTGTCTGAGTGTCTATGCTTTGTATAGTAATATTTACCGGCGGAGCGGCCGGTGCTGATAGTTGATTCATTGGAGTGATATTTGCTGGTCCTGAAACAATCTCAGCGCCAGCTTCTCCTGCAATACCAAACTTACCTGCGCCAAGTTTACCACCATTTGCAAAGAAACCTCCAAAGAAGTCACTGATACCACCTACAACATTTGTAGCAAAACTTGATAGTCCACCAAACATTCCACTTACACCTCCATTGAATCCACCACCTGTTAGTGAACCAATTTGACCTAGTATACTGTTCAATTGATTACCACCATTTAGTGTATCTGATATAAGATCTTTTAGTGTGCTTTTCCATAGTCCTGCAAAACTTTCAAAGTTTAGGTTACCTTCTACAAGACCATCTGCTAATATATCATTAAACTGTTTGTTAAAGTCTTCAACAAAAGCGTTATTGGCTTCTTTCATTTTATCAGTTTTTTGCATTATTGCTTTTTGTAATCTATCATAGTCAGATATGATTTCATCTACTTGTTCTGTTGTAGAGGTTGTAGTCATATCTTTCATTTCTTCAAAATCTGATATTATTTCTTCTTTGAGTTCTGGAACAATACTGTTACCTACCAAGTAGTTGTATGCACCATCCCATAGTTCTTTTAGTTTATTGGTTGTTGCTTCTGTTGCACTTACAACACTATCTTTGATGCTACCAAAGTTGTCTTTTACTTTGTTACCAAAGTCTGTTACCACTTTGATTGCACCTACTATTTCATCTTCAAATTCTTTTATAGTATCAACAACAAATTCTAATGCTGTGCTTACAGCTTCTAATGCTAATTTGAACAATGGTAATGCCGCTTCATATATAGGCTTCATTACTTCTGCCATTGAACTCAAGAACTCAAACAATACTTTTATGATTGGTACAACAACATCTGTTAGTACCATACCAATAGCATCAAATACTGGTTGCATTGCCGCCATAGCGTCTTTGAACTTTTCTAAATAACCTGGTGCACTTGCGGCCAAGTCTTTTACAAATTCTGTCATTGCTGGTAATATAGGTATAAGAGCTTCTTGCATTAGGTATGTTAATTGATCACCTAATCTACTCAAACTATCATTGAATACTTCTGCCCGTTGAGCATCTTCAAGACTGACTATGTTCATACTTTTAGCCACATCACTCAATGCTTTACCTACACCAACTCCGTCTTGTTTTAATTGTTGGAATACACCAAGTACTTTAGGACCAACCATCTCACCCAGTATTTTCTGAGCGTCAGCCATACCAATTGTACCTTCTTGCATTGCTTGAGCAACTGCTGTGAATAGATCTGGTGCGTCTTTTAATTTACCATTTACATCAAATATACTGTCACCAAGTTTTGCCATGATTTCAGCATACTGTTTGTTGCCGGCTATACCAGCCGCCATACGTCCTTCAAGGTTTCTAAACATTCTATCAGTTTCTTCTGCTGATAGTCCACCTTCTTCTAATAGTTTTCTAATTACCTGAAACTTTGCAAAACTTTTCTCTGATGTGATACCTACGTTTCTTGCCGCTTTAGCAAGATTGTCCATATCATCAATGACACGTTTGAACACTACCAATGTTCCAAGCGCCGCAATAGCCGCACCTGCTATACCAATAGCACCTTTGAGCATAAGAGCTCTACGTGCTGTTCTGTCTAAACCTTTGTCTACCTTATTGATAGCTCTACTGGCTTTGTCCTTTGCTTGAATCTCAATAGTGTGTTTAGTTGCCATAGTTTATTTCCTTTTACTTTGATTAACCTGAAACTCAAAATATTTAGCCCACATTTCTAACTCAAGTGTGCTAACATTATTGAGGACCCACTCTACCGGTTGATTTAGTGTTTCTGCTATTCTGAACAAAAACAGGGTCTCTAAATCTTTGGTGAGTTTCCCATGGCGTCTTGTGCTTCCTTTTTAGCCTCATTCATTGCACCAACAATACGTATGATCACTTCTGGATCTACTTCTCTCATTAATACAACTCTATCAGCCGCTGTAAACATTTTTTTACCATCTTTTGTAAGACTTTTGGCAATCAATGTTTCAACCAAAGCTTCAACAAGGTCTCCTTTACCATGTAACTCTATAATCTTTTTTTCTACAGCAAAGTTTGTTGCCGCTTTAAAATAAATTGTTTCTTCCCATTCAGGAACTTCAATTTTTACTAAATCATGTGCTAATGCTCCATGAAAGTGACTTCTTGCTTTTTCTAATGTACTTTTTGTCATTTGTTTTTTCATCCTTGTTATGGTTTACGGACTCTTGCCAATACTGGCTTGACTATACCTTTGGGGGCTTGTCCACTCCAGCCTGGGTTGCCGTCCAACCTTTCTATGTAAGGTACATCATTTCTTATGACTACCTTTGTTTTGCCTGTGCCTATAACGTCACTCATTTGCTTAACGTTTTTCCAGCCTCTTTGTGCTTGGCCAGTGTCAATAGGCGTTTGACTTACTAAATTTGTAAACAGACTACGTTGATATCTGTCATAATCACGGGCTAACTCTTTCAACATTTTTCTAGTTGTTTTACTTGAGTAGCCCATGATATGATCAATTATACACTGACGTCTGTTGTTAATGAACCAGTACCTGTAAAACTTATGCTTACAGTCTGTACTTCACCTAATGTAGCAGAGTTTTCAATACTTGTGATGATTGCATCACCAGTAAATCCAAAGTCTGTATCACTAGCGTTTGGGTAAAAGTATAATCTTACTTTAGAACCAACACCTAATGTTGCGTTTGGCGCACCATCTTGGTTAACTGATTGTCTACCAGCAACACCTGCTATGTCAGTAAAGTTAGCTTCCGCTGAACCTTCCCAACCTAGTAGTCCTGATTTACTTTCTTTCCATGTTGCACCCATATAGTTGCACTCTAACAGTTCTGCATTTTGTGTAACAGTCCATGAAGTCAACATAGCAATGTTTGTGAAATTAGACCCGTCATCTGTGGACACGCCTAACGCACCGTCTTTTCCTGCGTAACAGTTTGACATAATAATGTCTCCTATGTGTTATTTAATTTATAACAATATTCAATTGTGAATATCATTCTACAACTTGCAAAAGGTGCACTTTCACCAGTTGTTACAGTCTCTACTCTTGAGAGCCTAATATCTTCTACAGTAGAATCTAATGTTCTATCTGCCATTAGTGTATTTTCAATAGCTTCTACAGCAATGTTCCGCTGAGTATCTCTTGAACGTCCACCAATTAACAATACAAGATCTATTTCCATAGTACCTCTGCGTTGTAACCCATCAGTTCCCATTGACATAGTGATATCTTCAATGTCTTCATCAGATGTTTCAACATATACTGCTGGAAATGCTGTTTTTGGTAGTTCATTAGGGTCAATTGGATCTCTCTCAACTTTACCTAACTTAACACTACGTTGTTTCTTTAGTTCTTTTATAACAGCTGATAATATATCTTCTCTTCTTGCCATTATCTGTACAACCTATCTTGTGATACCTGCTTGACATCTTCAATGCCAATAGATCCATCATTTTCAAAGTCATACTTTATACCAATACCAAACTGTAGTTCCCACTCTTCATTGAATCTATCTTTGTAGAAAGATAGTTGTTCTCTAAAAGGGTCACCTTCAGGTCTGAATGTACTTAACTTTGGTAAGATATAGGCATATAAGGCTTGATATACTGTTGTCTTTGTCCATTGTGACTCTACAAGTTTACTTGCATTGTATTGATCTCTGCTGTAAAACTTATTGAACCATTTAAATTGAATCAAGTTCTTAACATCTTGTTCAGCCTTGGCTAATTCATCTGTCCAATCATCAACTCCCTGGTCAAAAACTTCAGGTGCATATTCTTGTAAATTGTTATTTGTGCTAAACGCCATATATATTCTCCTGTAGTAGTTGGGGGAATAGTTCCCCCAACAGTATTAGTTATTATTATGATTTCAATAAGATACCACGTGTTGAATCAAGTGTTGCTACGTTGAAGGCTATACTAGCTACAACGTCTACCCCAACAGCACTGGCTCTGTTATCTATATCTACTTTTACGCCACCTTGCATTGCGCCTCTTAAAGCATCTTGTGAGAAGATTGCCGCTTTAGTACCACTAACACCTGTGTTAGTGTCATTTAAGTACTGTGAAACATAACACGGAACGCCACTGATAGTACCAATTGCGCCTGTTCTCATTGCTTGGTTTTGTACGTCTGAAGCCGCAAAAGCTGATGAACCAATATCAGTCATAAACTCTTTGTATGCCGCCGCAGAAATAACTGCGTTTAGAGGTCCGCCCTCACCTGCCGCTCTGATAGCACCAATTGCTTCATAGAACTCTTTTAAAAGAGCTTGTGCACCAGTTTCAGTGATTGCTTGTTGTGTTAGGTTAGCCATCTCTGTTGATACCATAGTATCTACTTTAGCAGAAATTGCGTTACCCATGATTCTTGACATATTGTCTACGTCAACTCCACCAATTGCTCTTAAAACACTTCTAGCCGCAATCAGTTGTAAAGAGATAGTTTTCTTTGTGTCTGAAGGGATAACTGTTTCAAAGTCTTGTGGATTACCTGAACCACCTGCTGATTCAGATGAGATAGCTGTAGCTGTTACAGAACCCATTACAGCAACTTGTGCTGATGCTGAGCCTGCTGGTACATCTACCATAGGTACTAGTGTACCTGGAAGGTATAAACTGTTTTCTTGTGCCGCGTATACCGTCTGTGATTGAAATGGGACCATTAAAGCGTCTAAATTTAGACCTGATCCGTAATTTGAGTTTGCCATTTTATTATTTCCTTTTTAGTTAAATTTGACCTTGAGTTTTCATATCTTTATAGATCTTTCTATGCTCAGGTCTATTCATATCAAGTTGTGTAAGATCAATATCTTTTTGATCTACATTATTAGTGTTACCTTGACTGCCAGTACCTTGTGGTCCAGCGGCCTTGAAATACTGATGACTTGATAAGAACTCTTCAACTAAATTATCAACAGACATTGGGTCAGCTTTGTCTGTATATCTGGGTTTACCCTCTGAATCAATAACTGTTACGCTACCGTCATTTGCTAGTTTTAAATTCTTTCTCAATAATTGAGCAACGTGTTCTGGTGCTACTGCTTTCAGCTTTGAAGCTGAATTTATCAATGCACCGTCTACTTTGATACTTTCTAATTCACCACGTAATGTAGATATTTCACTATCTGCTTTCTCACGTTGTTTCTTTAGTAGCCCATCAAAATCATTTTTCTTGATTAATTGCTCTTCCTCAACCTGTTCTTTCAAACTTTTGAGTGCTTTGTATTCTTCCACGTCAACACCGTCATATTTTTTGTTGACTTGGGCAACACGTTTACCAATTAATTCATTAACCTCTTCTTGAGTAAATGTTTTAACTGATTGTTGGTCCTGGTTATCTATTTGGCCTGTTTCAACAGAGCCAGTCTCTGTTGCTTCAGTATTACCATGAGTTTCTGTTGTCATGTCAAATCCTTTGTTTGGGGTTTTGATATACTATTGTATACCAACGTTTATACGTTTATTTATCACCCTAATCTTCTTCATTTTCTATGGGTACCCAGTAGTGGAGACAGTTATAACCACCTCTTACTACAAATGGATCACCTGGTGATTTACCTGCCCAGCTACCACTGTCCCATATGTTTTGTATTTCATCTGCTGATAATTGTTGTCCTAACATTTCTCTACAAAACGGTCTGCTTTTTTCTACAATACCACCTTCATATCTAAACCTTTCAGTTCCTATATTGTTGGCACGTGCTTTGCTAAATGCACCATCAAATTGTCCTACTGTATTTTCTGATGTAGTTTTTAAGATAGCGTTTAAACTTGCACTGGTATTAACATCTCCTGGTAACTTACGTTTGATAGTGGCAACTACTGCGGCTAATTCAGCACCAGTGGCACCTTTCTTCATCATTCTACGTAACTTACGTTGTTCACGTCTTACATCAGGGTTTGAACTTTCCATTTGTATTCCGCTAATTCTTCCTCTTACTTGGTTAACCAAACTTGCTGTGGTTACACCTGCTACTGTACCTAATGTTACAACAGTTAAGATATCTTGGGCCCCTGAGTTGACTGCTGTACTCATATTGTCTTGACTTTGTGCCAGCAATGCTGTTTGTGCAACAAGGTCTGCATTTTGTACAGGTAGACTACTTTGTGTTAGGTAGTCTTGACTTATGTCTATCAGGGGTTGAGCCACTGTACGGATGCTTTCTGAATATTTGTTGTATGCACCTATAATCTGTGGTCTTACCAACTCTAATGGTAGCCCTTGTGCTACCAAATCTGCTATTTCATTTTCTAATGACTTGATATTATCAAACGCACCTGCTTGTATTTCATTTAGTGTACGTTGTAAGACTCTGTCATGTTTTTTAGTATTGAATGCCATTACTCACCTTCATGTGTGTAACCCATTTCACCTAATGCTAGATGTTCTTCATGTGTTTGTGCTACAGTTGTCTCACCCGTTTCTGGGTTTGTCATTTCATGTGGTACAAAGTCACCTTTGTCCATATCATTTAAGATGGCACTTTGTTTAGCGGCATCATCAATGCTTACTGCAACAATCTGTTTGTTCAATTCATCTTGGAACATAGGATTAGTAACACCTGCACTTTTGGCTTTTAGTAAGAATTCTAATTCTAGGAATTCATCTCTTATATCAAATGATTCTGGATACTCAATGCTGAAGTTATCTGGATAGTTTAGATTTTGCCAATCTAACCAAATATCCCACATCAATAATTCAGTTTCACGTAGTGTATCAGCAATGTCTGATAGCTTGGCGTTTAAAAGTTGTCTTTCTGTTTGTAATGCTACACCTGACATTGGACTACCTGTTGTAGCTTGTATTGCACTTGTATGTGTCATACGTTGAATAGCTTGTACACTATTGCTTATTGCTTTTAATATACTGTCTGTTGTACTCAATGCTGGTGATAACAAGTAAGGTTTAAGACCTGCGTCAGTACCTTCTTCTAAATTAAGAATACTACCTGCACCTGCTACTGCATCAACACTTGTTGGTTTAACCAATGTAGGATGTGAACTTATTCTCAAGTGTTGTTCAATTTCACTCAAACAGTTGTATATAAACTTTTGTTGATCTGCTACATCTGCAACCAAACTTAAACCAACACCTTTGATGGGTGATTTAAGTGGACTATGATGTACAAATGGAATATAACTTAATGGGTTAACATATTCTTCAAAGTCCATTATTTTCTTTAGTTCACCACGGTCTGACTTTGCTACTTTGTACTTGCATACTCTGTCTTCATACCATGTAGTGAATACAACATATTCATCATTTTCTGATTCTCTTACTTTGATATATTTTAATGTTAGTTTGCCTGCTGTATTACGTTCATAATACCAGTCTAATACATTCTGTGGTGTATACATAGCCGCATAAGCACGGATTGACATAGCAATCTCTTCTGCTTGTGTTTCTACTTTGTAGTTTGGTTTGTCTACTAGTATCCATGTTGACCCATGTACCATAGCAAGGTCATTTGCAGTCTTTAAGAAACTGTCAAAACTTTGTCCTTCTTGGTCTGTGTCTTCTAACCATTGTTCTACCAATGGATTGTTTATCAATAGACCTAAATCTCTTTTAGGCAATGTACGGAATAAGAAACTTCTGTAAATATCTACAGTTGTTTGTACGTGATTATCAAGAGGTGTACTTGCAATACGTTTTGCATATTGATCACCTGGGCCTTGATTCTCTCCAATGTACTGTGTAAGGTAACTGCCTGATTTATATATCTCACCACCAACGTAACTTTTGTAATGATAATTTGCTTGGTCAGCTACTTCAGCATAATGAGGATGTGTTTTTTTTAATTGTTCTAATGTTAACATATGTTTACTTCCTATAGGTTATAACCCTTTGTATTTAGCATATCAATAATGCCCAAATAACTGTGGCCCGTTGTGCTCTGGCACTGGCCTACGTATAGGATTAATCCAATGTATCAAATAACCAACGGCATCATTCATGTGAGAATAGTCTTCACCTGTTTCACCTTTGTTTGGAATCATTGTGTTCTCCCTATACGTTTGACTGCTGATACAACGTATAATTTGCTTACAACGTGGATCAACAGTTAGCTTTATGCTTCCGTCAACGGCTTTTAAACTGCTATTTACAGCCGCTATTCTGTCTTTTACTGGTGGATTAATACTTTTAACTTTTAGTACAAATCCCTTTTGACGTAGTATGTGATGATCACTACTGTTACTACTTGTCTTACGTGCTTGACCACTTGCATCTGGATATACCCATATAGGGTTATCTGGATACCTACGTCTAATCTCATCTGCCATCTCATATGTGTTGCTTCCGTGTATAACAACTTCATCTATGAAATGTACTTGTTTGTCTACCACTCTGGCTATACCTGCTACCAATGGTGATACGTTAAAGTCCATAGCAACGTGTAGTATTTCTCTTTTTGGTAATTCTACATTGTTGCGTTTAACGTGCTCTTTAGCGTTCCAGTTATAGTATATTGTTCCAGCATATGTTTCAAAACTGGCTTCATATTCTTGCCTAAAACTCTTTTCATCTAATTCTGTTTTGGCGGCTTCTATCTCTTCAGGTGGAACATTACCACCTTCTAATGTAGTGTATTGGAATGCACTATAATTCTCCATATGTTGTGCGTTTGTCCATAGATCAAATATCCAACTGTTCTTACCACGTGGTGTAGTAATAAACATGGCACCACCTTGTTGATCAGATAATGCTGGACGGCAAACTTCTTGAAACATTTGCTTGTCTATAAGAGCCGCTTCATCCATAATCATATAACTCATTGATCTACCTCTTAACGTGTTTATATTGTCTGCACTACACAGATATATCTTACTGCCATTCTTCAAAGTGATTGTCAAATCACTTTCATTAATTTTTTTAGCCCATCTACAGTCCAACATCTTTTGTTTCAAATCATCCCACAGTATCTGTTTACACATCTTGTATGTTGGTGCAATATAGAATACCTTTTGATTGGGATGCCTTGCCGCTTTGGCTATTTGGTGCATACTTAAAAATGTTTTGCCCCAACGTCTACCAGCAACAACAACCTTAAATCTGCTGTCATTATTTGCAACTTCTGCCTGTGTTGCACTCAATGGCACTATTTCTTACCTTCTACTTTTTCTACTTTTCCTGTGTTTACATACAAGCCAAACCACGCCGCGCCTGCTCCAACTACTACACTTACAAAGCCTGCTTGTGCGTTTGTTGGTTCTGGCATTGCCATAAACCAAGCTGTTACACTATAGAAAGCATAACAGTACATTGCCATTAATAGTCTTGGAATCAATCTCCAATTACCCATTAGTTCTGGCAGTTCACATTTAAAGAAATGCCATATGTTTTTGATAATGTTTTTCATTACTTCTTGCCGTACTTTTTCTTCTTTTTCTTTTTATAAGCCATTATATTTTATCTCCTATGTAACCAACAACAATTGATACCACCATGAGTCCCAATACCCAGTATAGCCTGCTGTCCATTTTTTCTACATTCTTTTCTATCTTTGAAACATCACGTTCTAAATGGAAAAGATGATTATCCTTTATTACTTTTATGTCCTGTTTAATCTCAGCTATATCATCTGTGTTCTTCTTGGTTTGATCTGTCATCTTAATCTTTCCATGGTAATATTTGCGTGTCATCACTGTCTAAATTATTTTCAGACTGCATAAGCACGTTCTTTCCAAGCCAAATTTGCATAGTAACATTGTTCTTTTCTACAGCGTTACGCCATTGTGCTCTACGTAATGCAATCTTACCCAATGCTTTGCCTGTTTCCATTTCCATCTTGAAATGTCTGTTTAGAGTATCTGTGCTTACGCCTAATACAAATGCTATTTCTTTGTTGTTACATTGTATCTCACATAACCTACGCAATACTTCTACATCAACCTTTGCTTTGGGTCTGCCTTTTGTTTTGTCCTGTTTTTCTTCAGTTTTGTTAGCCTCATTTTTACTCATGGTAGAGTCCCTTCTTATTAGTGTAGGTCAACCCAAGCACCGTTCACACGGGCCTGCACCTTGTTTGTTGTTGTATTCAATATAAGGTAACCATTTTGAACGCCACTCAAATTACCACGTTCTGTTGTGGTATAACTTGGAAGCAAGAATGGTACATTTGATTTGAATCTTTGTCCATCAACGTCTGCTTGACCATTTGATGTACCTTGAACTGCACCTTCAACATTTGATGTTGTTGTTCCAGTTGCATTGTTGACACTGATAAATTTAACTCTGTTACCAATACCATTTGCTTGATATTCAACATTGAATCTACCAACTGTATGCGTTGTTACATCATCTGCCACTTGGAATGTTAAACTGTTTTGTACATTGTCCAATATACCATTACCACTTTGTAGATAACCATCTAATAACAGAGTCATACTGTTGTGTAATTGAGCTTCAGTAGCATGACTGTCTTCCATGTCTGTGATAACTTTCAATGCGTGTGGTTGATCTTTGGTTGCATTAACGTTTGTTTTACCTGTGATGTTAACATTGTCTGAGTCTACATTACCAACTACCATATCAATATCATTGGTACTTGTTAGTACAATGTTGTTTGTGCCAAGACTCTGTATTTCTATGTTTGAACCTGATTGACCTTTGATTATATTAGCATCAACAATGTTGACACCATTCAAGTCAAGTTCTTTGCTTAACTGTACTTGATCACCACGCAACTGAGCATATAGAACACCATTAACACCCAATACAATTCTGTCATCTCTTACAGTTATATCACTGTCTGCACTTGCACCACTTGCTAATAGACTTACTCTATCACCTCTTAATGCAAGACGTTTGTTTGATGTTGTTTCAGCATCAATGTCAAATTGATT